ACTGAAGGTGGCATGACCATGAGCATCAATATTGAGAAAAATATCCCCATGCCGAAGAGGGCACCCGTCGCAAGACGGCGCGTTGAAAAGTACCCCGAACTTCGACAACTCGAAGTTGGTGATTCGTTCATGGTGCCGATCGCCGACACGACGCTGCGAATGCATACCCGTCGCGTGACCAAGGAGACCGGCAGCAAGTTCGTCGTTCGCTCTGTAGTCAATGACGCGGGTGCCGCGATCGGGTCACGAGTCTGGCGCAAGTCATGAGCACCCACGCCAAACTGTCACCCTCCAAACGACACCGCTGGGCATTGTGTCCCGGCAGTGTCAGGGAGGAGGCAAAGTACCCAGAGGAACGCAGCGGTCCTGCTGCCATCGATGGCACTCACAGCCACACGTTGCTGGAGCACTGTATCAAGGCGGGGCTCGCTGACCCAACCTTGATGGTGGGTGTCAGACTGATGGACGATGAGGGTGAGTTCGTAATCGATGCCGATCGGGCTGCTCGGGTCAAAATGGCAATCGAGTACGTCAAGAGTCGTGTGACCCAGCTCAACGGTATGGCTGAAGTCGTCCCGGAAAAACGTGTTGATCCTCAATGGTTCACTGGTAGGGACGATCTCAGTGGCACCGTGGACATCCAGATCATCTGCGGCGGTGTGCTGGAGATCGTGGATTACAAGGATGGTATGGCAGAAGTGCCCGCAGAAGGCAACTTGCAGCTTCAGCAGTACGCTCTGGGCAAGTTGGCAGAGTGTCGCAAGGGTCACAACGTGCCAGACCAGTACCCGTGGCACGAGGTGCGCATGACCGTCATTCAGCCGAAGTTGGCGCTGAGAGGCGGTACACCGATCACCACATGGACTGTTCCAGTGAGTGAGTTGTTGACCAAGATAAGCGTGCTGGTTGATCAGGCAAGGGCGACGGACAACCCCGATGCCCCCCTTATCCCAGGTGACAGTCAGTGCAAATACTGCCGAGCCAAGGGGGCTTGCTCCGCGCTGGCAGGCAACGTAATGAAGGAGATAGGCGTAATGTTCCAACCAATCGCAGATCAAACATTCGAGATCGCGCAGCAAAGCGCGGACAAAGACCCGGCAGTCATGAGCGACGATCAGATTCGTCAGGTCATGGAAGCCGCGCCACTGATGCGCCAACTCCTCGAAGCAGTGGAAAAAGAAGCCCTGCGTCGTTTGGAGGCAGGTCAGTCAATCCCCGGTCTCAAGCTGGTCAATGGTCGTGGCTCACGCACTTGGGCGCTGCCCGAGGAGGAGATGGCCAAGAAGCTGGTGAAGATGGGCATCCCCAAGACCGCGATCTATGAGACAAAACTGGTTTCTCCTGCTAAGGCTGAAAAGCTGGTGTGGGAGAAGCGTGACGGCACCAAGGTGTCGCTCACCCCTCGTCAGATGAGTCGAATGGAGCAAGAGTACGTCAGCAAGATGGCTGGCAAACTCACCGTGGTCCCAGAATCTGACAGTCGTCCGGCTGTCGTCAAGAATGCTGCGCCGATGTTCAGCGTAGTAGAGGCAGCTCCCGCTGCCGAATCCGTGCCCTCGTGGCTGTCGTAACACTGAAAGGTAATCACCATGTCCGAAATCATTTATCTGTCCGATGTTCGCCTGTCGTTCCCCCACCTCACTGAACCTCAGCGTCAGGTCAACGAAGCTACCGGCAAAGAGCGCATCTCGTACAATTGCGAGTTCATCATGCCGCAGGATCACGCTGGCTTCACCCAGTTCATGCAGCGCTACGGATCAATGGCACTGGAGAAGTGGAAGGAGCACGCCCAGACCATCATGGGCATGATCCAAAACGACCGCAAGCTGCGCTGCTTTGGCCGCGGGGAGGAGAAAATCAACAAGAAGACCTTCCAACCTTATGACGGCTACGCCGGTCATGTATTCATCACCAGTGGTCGTGACTCACCACCGCAGATGATCCAGGCCGACGGTCGACCAGTCGACCCGAGCAACACGATGGCCTACCAGCAGCTTGCCCGCAAGATGTATGGCGGTTGCCGCGTCAATGCTGCCGTCAAACCATGGTTGCAGGAAAATAAACACGGTCTAGGGGTTCGGTGCGATCTGATCGCTGTCCAGTTCGCTGGCGACGACACACCCTTCGGTGAAGGCGCTGTCGATGCGTCGAACCTGTTTGGTGTTGTGGCTGGTGCTGCTCCAGCGGGTTTCGCGCCTGCCAGTATGCCTGCTGCACCGTTCCCTGGTGCATCGGGTGGTATGCCTCCGTTCCTCGGCAATCAATAACGTCACCGCGTGGCCGAAAGCTGCACTCGTGCAGTGAGTAGGCCACATCATCCTGGTAAGTGTAATGAGCGACTGGATTTACGACATTGAGACGTTCCCGAATGTCTTCACGATTGCATTTGAGCACGCTGATGCGCCGATCCGTCTCATGTTTGAGATCAGCGACTGGCGCAATGACTCCCGTGAGATCGTAGCGTTTCTCCTGCTCCTCAAGGAGTCCGGCGCACGCATGGTGGGCTTCAACAACCTCGGGTTCGACTACCCGATACTGCACATGCTGATCCGCATGGGTTGCAGTGATGCCAAGACGTTGTACCAAAAGGCGCAATCGATCATCGCATCACAAGATGGTGATGAGAGTCGATGGATACACCTTGTCAAATTGACCGACCAGTTCGTGACGCAGCTCGATCTGTTCAAGATTCACCACTTCGACAACAAAGCTCGCTCCACCAGCCTCAAGGCGCTGGAGTTCAACATGCGTGCCGACAACATCGAGGACCTGCCGTTCAAGGTTGGTACCGTACTCACTCGGGAACAGGTCGAAGTGCTCAAAAAGTACAACCAGCACGACGTGAGTATGACCAAGGCGTTCTATCATAAGAGCCTTGATATGATCCATTTCCGCGAAGAACTCACGCGCAATTATGCACGCGACTTCATGAATCACAACGACACTAGGATCGGCAAAGACTACTTCATCATGAAGCTGGAAGAAGCCGGTGTCGCTTGCTATGACTACTCCGTCAACGGTCGTACACCCAGGCAGACCAAACGCCAAGTGATCCACCTTGGTGACGCCATCCTGCCATGGATCAGCTTCGAGCAGTCAGAGTTCACCAGGGTGCTCAACTGGCTCAAGGATCAGTCGATTACCGAGACCAAGGGTGTCTTCACTGACCTTACCGCAACCATCAATGGATTCACGTTCGTCTTTGGCCTTGGGGGAATCCACGGCTCCATCGAATCAGAAGTCGTTGAGTCAGATGATGAGCATGTGATCATTGACCTCGATGTCACGTCGTATTACCCGAATTTGGCCATCACCAATGGATTCCACCCGGCACATCTCGGCAAAGAGTTTGTCAGCATCTACAAGCACCTGTTCGAGCAGCGCAAGCAGTATCCCAAGAAGTCCGCAGAAAGCGCGATGCTGAAGCTGGCACTCAATGGTGTCTATGGTGACAGCAACAATCAGTTCAGCGTGTTCTATGATCCGCTGTACACCATGACCATAACGCTCAATGGGCAACTGCTGCTATGCCTGCTGGCTGAAGGGCTGATGACGATCCCAGGGCTGCGCCTGATTCAAGTGAACACCGATGGGTTGACTGTGCGGGTGCCGCGCAACATGAAGGTGATGGTCGATATGGTCCGCGCTGCTTGGCAAGAGCGCACCGGCTTGAACCTTGAGGAAGCCATCTACAAGCGCATGTTCATTCGTGATTGCAACAATTACATAGCGATCTACGAGGATGGCGGCACCAAGCGCAAGGGTGCTTACGAGTGGAAGGTGGGCTGGCACCAAAACGCCGGTGGTCTGGTGATTCCCAAGGTGGCAGAGAAGGTGCTGGTCGAGGGCGCACCGATCCGACAGACCGTGATGCAATGGCCAGACATCATGGACTTCATGTTGCGCACCAAGGTGCCGCGCAGCAGTTACCTGGCAATCGAGTGGGGTGATCAGCAGCCTCAGCAGTTGCAGAACACCACTCGATACTATGTCGCCGAGGGTGGTGGCCGACTGTTCAAATGGATGCCTCCGCTCAAGGGTAAGCAAGAGTGGCGCAAGATCGGCGTCGAGAGTGGGTGGGGAGTTCAGCCGTGCAACGACATTCGTGATGCTGGTCGACTCCCGATTGACTTTGATTACTACATAAGAGAGGTTGAAAAACTATGTCTGGGAATAGCGTGAGTCTTTGTGGCGATTGTGAAACGGTAGAATGTTGCATGAGTAATGGGTGTCGTGTTCCTATAATACAGCCATGTGATATTCGAGAAGTGTCACATAAAGAATGGGAAGATTGGAAAATGAGGGGGGCATTGACGCAGCAGGTTGCGGGCACCCATTACAAAGATATGGTGATCCAGCCGGTGGAGTATGTTCACGCCAATGGTCTTGGGTATTTCGAGGGGAACGTAATCAAATATGTCAGTAGATGGCGCAAGAAGGGAGGTCTTTCCGATCTAGAGAAAGCAAAACACTACATTCAGCTTCTGATTGAGCTGGAGAGCAGTCGTGTTGGAAAAGCAGATTGAGGCGAGGGTCTGCGACTACGCCAAGACCAAGAACGTGCTGGTCTATAAGTTCACCAGCCCCGCTCGTGCCGCTGTCCCTGATCGTTTGTTTGTGCGGCCCGATGGCGTGATCTTCTTCATCGAGTTTAAGCGCGGGGGTCAGAAACCCACTGACGCACAAGAACGCGAACATGATCGATTGCGCGGCCACAGGGTCAACGTATTCGTAGTAGACAACGTGGACGCTGGCAAGCTGGTCATTGATGTAATGACAATGGGATTGGAATAAATGACATGCGAACAATGCACCTTTTTGCAGGAGTCGGTGGTGGACTTCTCGCAGACCTCATCCTTGGACATACCCCAGTGGTTGCAGTCGAATGGGAACCCTACGCCTGCCGAGTTCTTAGAGAGAGAGCAATTGAGGGATGGTTTCCCGAGTTGGATGTCTGGGAAGGAGATGTCCGAGACTTTGACCCATCCGAATATGCCGGACGAGTGGACTGCATTCATGCAGGATTCCCTTGTCAAGACATTAGCACTGCTGGAAAACAAGCAGGAGTTGTTGAGGGAACCCGATCAGGTCTTTACCGAGAAGTCTTGCGAATTGCTGGCGCAATTAGACCCGATGAACTCTACTTGGAAAATGTCGCCGCAATTAAAAGCAACGGACTTGAAACGGTACTCAAAGACTTGGCCGTCTTGGGGTATGACTGTCGGTGGTTGTGCATACGAGCATCCGATGTCGGGGCGAACCATCAGCGCGACCGATGGTTTTGCCTTTGTCGCAACACCGACCACCAAAGCCAATCAACTGATGCCGTCCATGATGAAGCACCCCGGTTGCGTGAATCTCGCCAAATTGATGTTGCCGACTCCGACAGCACACAACGCGAAAGAAGGCGGTTATCCAGCGGAAGGAACACGGAACACACCTTCTCTGGCGTGGGCGATTGGTGGAAAAATAAACCCGCAATTCACGGAGTGGATGATGGGGTTCCCTTTAGATTTCACCGCCTTAAATCAATCGGAAACGCGCAAGTCCCGCTCCAAGCGGCAATCGCGTACCGATTACTCAAAGGATGATTTACCCGAATGGTTACGAACATGCTGACACCTGACCTGCTCCACGGCTACCAGCAAAAAGCCGTCAACTTCCAGTGCACCCGTCCACAATCGATGCTATGGTTGGACATGGGGTTAGGTAAGACCATCATCACGCTGACCAGCCTCACACATCTTCTGACCACCGGGTTCCTTCGTGGCGTGATCATCGTGGCTCCGATCCGCGTGATCCGGCTGGTGTGGCGACAGGAGGCTGCGAAGTGGGAGCACACCAGGCACCTCAGGTTCAACATGGTCACGGGCACCAAGGATCAGCGCACCCGTGCTCTCCTGCGCCCTGCTGACGTGTACCTGGTGAACTATGAGAACCTCGGCTGGCTGGCCGAAACGATCCATACCTACTTCGTCAAGAAGGATCGCCAGATACCATTCAACGGGATTGTCTGGGACGAGATCAGCAAGATGAAGAACAGCGCCACGACCCGTGTCAAGGCGTTTCACAAGATCGCTGACCAGTTCGACTGGGTCACGGGCCTCACAGGTACTCCGGCCAGTAACGGCTACAAAGACCTCCACGGTCAGTTCCTCGTGGTGGATCGGGGTGAGCGTCTTGGCACAAGCAAGACGGTCTTCCGCACCCGGTTCTACATGAAAGTCGGACCATACAAAGAAGTGCCTTACGAGGATACCGAGGACACCATCAAGAAGTTGATCGGGGACATCACGCTAGAGATGTCCGCCGAAGACTACAACCCACTACCCGACCTGATCATCAATGATGTCGAGATCGAGATGCCGGACAATCTGCGTGCCAGTTACGACCGGCTGGAGAAAGAGTTTTTCATGGTGCTTGACAGTGGTAAGGAGATCGAGGTGTTCAACCAGGCTGCGCTGACCAACAAGTGTTTGCAATTCTCCAATGGATCAGTGTATCCAATTGCCGGGGTGCCGTTGTGGGAGCCAGTGCACGACATGAAACTTGACGCATTGGAGGAAATCATCGACGAAGCTCAGGGCTCACCGATCCTTTGCTCCTACTCATACCGCAGCGACGCCGAGCGGATCATGACGCGGTTTAAAGACCTGCGACCAATCAACCTGACCGAGTGCAAGAGCGAATCAGCGTTGACCAATGCCATGCACCGCTGGAAGACTGGCGATTGTCGACTGATGATCGGCCACCCTGCCTGCCTCCACCCAGAGACTCAAGTGTTGACTGAATGGCGAGGATGGGTTAGGATCGTCGACGTAGCACCCGTCGAGCGGGTGTTCGATGGGGTTGAGTTTGTGAACCACGACGGGTGTTCTTACTCGGGTTACAAGGACGTGATCGACGTGTTCGGGATAACCATGACGCCCGATCACAAGCTGCTCATCAATGGTCAATGGAAAGAGGCAAAAGATGTTCGAGATAATGGGAACGATAGGGATGAAGCATTATTCCAATGGAAAACGTTATCCGATAGTGAAAGCGAAGTGCCTGAGTTGCGGGGTCGAGCAGGAAATAATCAAGCAGAATGCTCAAAAGAGCAACAGGGAGCAGAGAACACACTGCGCTCACTGCGTCGAGAATGCGTTTCATCGAATGACCAATACTCGCATTTGGGGTATATGGCAGGGTCTCAAGCAACGAGCAATGAATCAGTTGGACAAAAACTACGGCGGTCGTGGGATAACTGTATGCGACGATTGGTTAACGTTTACCAAGTTTTACGAGGATATGTTTTCGACGTATCGGGACGATCTTACTATCGAGCGCGTAGATGTGAACAAACCATACTGCAAAGAGAATTGCAGATGGGTTACCAACATGGAGCAGCAAAGCAACAAGCGAACCAATCGGTATCTGGTGTATCAGGGGAAGCAGATGCACCTTGCGGAACTTGTACGCCAGTCAGGGTTTTCCAAGATGATGCTGGTCATGCGACTCAACCGTGGGATGTCAGCAGACGAAGCAGTGAAGGATTGCGCACTGTCACCCTACGGGAAAAGTCAGCGACCCGTGAACACACGTCGCAGAGAAAGGCGCATGTCTATGACCTCATGAACTGCGGCCCGCGACATAGATTCCTGATCCGCAATTCAGACGGCGAGGTTTTCATTTCGCACAATTCAATGGGGCACGGCATCGATGGTTTACAGGCCAACGGGCACATCCTTGTGTGGTACGGGCTGAACTGGTCGCTGGACCTGTACGAGCAGTTTAACGCCAGGGTGCGCCGCCAAGGACAGGGTACCCCTGTTATATGCCATCGTCTCTTGATGCGAAACACCCTTGATCAAGCACAAGCACTGGCCCTCGACGAGAAGGCCACAACCCAAGCCGGGCTACGTAACGCAGTCAAGCAATATCGCCAATCCAGAGGAGTTTGAAATGACGTACCGTGAAGTCGAGATGAACGTCGTCCAGTGGGGTGAGGATCGTGGCATTGTGCAAAACGCCACAGCGATGTCGCAGGCCATCAAGACACTGGAAGAGACCACGGAGCTGCTGGACGCTCTGAACAAGCAAAACATCGACGAAGCCAAGGACGCCATCGGTGACATCGTGGTCACCTTGATCATGGTGTGTGCAGTGCTCAACCTCGACCTCGTTCAGTGCCTCAATGGCGCCTACAATGAGATCAAGGACCGCAAGGGGTATCTGACAAAAGAAGGTGTGTTCGTCAAAGAAGTGTGACGACCACCTTCGGGTTCGTCATCGGTCACCCTTTCCAGTGGCTAATGACGACCCCGATAATCCCTGACACCGCTGACGCAATTGTCATGCCGAACCATAACCCACCCTTGCTCCTGTTGGCGAGTTCCAACAGTTGTTCGAGTTGACGCTCCATCTTGTCAACCTTTTTGTCCATGTCCTGCACCTTTTGCCACAGTACACCGTACTTCACAGGATCAAAATCAGCGTCGTCGAAGGCCACTTACTTCCCCTTGGTCATTGAGTTTTTGACATCGTATTGCGGCATCAACATGTTCACCGTTGCCGCAGTACCCCCTGTAATCGCCGGGCGGGTATATGGTCCAAGGAGTGATGGGTCTTTGAGAATCTTCAGAACCGCGATCCTCTCGGCAGCGGGCAATGATTCCAACAGTTTCGCAGCATCCTGAGGATTCCTGGCTGCTTCGGTCAGAATCCTCATCGTCTTCTGACCAACCTTTTCCTCCAGGAGCTTCAGTGTCTCGTTCGCCGTCGTGGTCTTGACGCTCAAGTATGGAGGAAACCGGAACCATGTGTTGTTCTTGGCCAACAGTTGCCTGAGTTCGTCCTGTCCCGCAGCGACTTGACTCTTGATGTTCTTGTCGCGGAGGATCTTGTCTGCTTCGGACTGCAAGACTTTCACAGAGTCTTCTGGCATATCCTTGACGATGTTGTACCGGCGTGGACCGAGAATCTTTTCCACGGTGTCCGGTGAATCGTTTCGCACGAGTCGCACGAAGGCGTCCTTGCTATTGTTCTTCCACAGGTCGAGAGCCTCACCAGCCAATTCTTTCTCGGCGACCTTCTGGGAC